CTCCACTATCCCATCTACCTCCTCTTAAAGATGGGCCATATTATACATTTAACGGTAATCAAACCAAAGCTTACCCCATAATGGGATTTGCTTAAGTAAGATCGGTGGCTGTCCGTTAAACTCTAAAGCATCTGTCAAGTCCGACAAATCAGAACGAGTAATCTTGTAACGGTCGAACAAAAACTTGTCCAAATCATCTGATACTCGTACCTCTTTATCTACAAATGGCTTGTGTTCTTCAATGAACACACTTTTGGCAATACCGTCCAGAATAATCTCATCCTTATAAAAACTTTTAAGCTTGTGCAAAAAAGGTCCTAAAATCGGATAATCATACGGGACGTAACCAAATGAGCAAGCCAACGCCTTAGCGGCCATTGCCCAGGCTATTGGACCGGCGGCATGCTTAAAAATCTTCCCAGGGTCATTCAACATTTTCCCCAATTTCAGAACCTGACTCGGTAAAGGTAACCAACAGAAACTATCATCCTCCGTTCTAAAAAAAGAACCCTTAAGGAAAGTTAAACCGAGATAGGAATCACTTGAGTTGTATTTGGCATAAAAACCTAAAGACAACTGATAAGCGGGTAAATCTTTGAATGACTCTAACCACAAATGTTTAGAGTCCGCTAGGAAAAGGAGAGTTGAGAGAAAATTGGTCAAGGTGTTTCCAATGGTAGTATCAGGGCCACCAGTGGATCGCTGGATAGGGGTTTTGATAACATCTCGAATCTCTAAAGGCTTATATTCATAATAATACGGTTTAATTACAGAATCTATTAAAAAATCAACAGACCCTAAACTAACACCCAAATCAATAAGCACAAGATATTGAGCCATCAGGGCATGTACTCCCTGAGTTCTATCAAAACTAGAAAAATCGATTTCACCGTAAATTTTACGCCCTCCTAAATTGGCCATAAAAAACGTATCATCTCCAGCAAAAATAAAAAAAACACAATCAGGGAAATCTAACAAATCGTGAGAATTGGTAAACCATTCACCTAATTCACTAGCTGTTTTCCCAGAACCCATTTCAAAATGACAGGTAACGCCATTGATCTTATAACTACTTCTAAAAGCCTGTTTTAAGACCTTAATAGCACCGTCAATTTGAAGAGCCACCGAAGCCTGTATATAAGGCACTACAGCCTTAATAGTACGCGGCTTCAGAAAGCCAGTCTCCTCCTTCGGGCATAGAACTTCATCCCCTTTTAAGAAAATATTACCACTCAACCCAGGTGGTAAATCTTCCTTCCGTAAAACACTAGCC